ATACACATCGGTGATGACGGTGCCGATTCGGTACACATTGGTCGAACTAATACAGGATTTGCAAAGATCCATCTTCGATCAGGCGCAGACAATGACCTTGTTGTTTCCAATTCTAAAGTGGGTATTGGAACTGACGCACCAGGAACTCAAGTTCAAGTCACCGGTTCCGCACCATATGTGACTTTGAAAAACTCTACTGCTGAAAATACAGAGGGTGGAGCAGAGTCTCGAATCATATTTGAAGATCATGCAGATGTTACGTTGGGGCAACTGGAAGTAAGTCATAGTGGCTCAGCAGACGATACCAAGGGTAAGATGATTTTATCTACCCACAATGGAACATCATTAACTACTGCCGTGACAATAGATGATGCTCAAAATACTACATTTGCTGCTGACATTATTACGGCTTCTACAAGAGATGCTGCAGATGCTAGTGGTGCCAACGCTGCATTAAGTGTGCCCGGTGGTGCTAGTATTGCAAAAGCATTGTATGTTGGAACTACTCTTAGTGTTGCAAACGATACTCAGTTCCTCGGTGACACGAATACATTTTCGTCTGCAAACACCACTGATCCACTGTTAATTATCAAAAACACCACTAATGATGCCAACGGTGCTCGTCTTAGGTTTGTTAAAGATAAGGGTGCTGCTGGTGCTGCTAGTGATGTTGCAGGACTTATAGAATTTTATGCAGATGATGCTAATCAAGACCAAGTGTTGTTCTCTGAGATTAAATCTGAGATTCGAGTCGCAACAAACGGACAGGAGGGAGGTAAGCTAACTTTCTCTGTTGCTTCGCATGATGGAGAATCTCAACCTGGTTTAATCATTGTAGACGGTGATGCAGAGGATGAGGTTGATGTCACTATAGGTAATGGATCGGCGTCTCTAGTTACTGTACCAGGTGACCTTGATGTGGACGGAACTGCAAATCTTGACGTTGTCGATATTGATGGGGCAGTTCAAATTGATAACACCGTAACAGTCGGAGTGGATGACACTGGCTACGACGTTAAATTCTTCGGAGCATCTGCGTCACATTTTATGTTGTGGGACGAATCTGCAGATGAATTAGTTTTAGCGCAAGATTCAAAGCTTTCTTTCCACGATGCTGCTGGCGGGGAGAACATTGTTGCTTCTTCTGATGGACATTTAGAAATTAACGCTGGCACTACGCTTGATATGACCGCGCCCACGGTGGATATTAATGCAACTAGCACCGTGACCGTAGACACCGACACGCTGACCTTACAATCGTCTAATGCAAACGATCCTGTCCTTCAGATACTGAATGCTGCGGATGACGATACCGCTGCTAGGCTTAAATTTAACAAGCGTAGAGGAGCAGACGCTCAAGATGGCGATGATATCGGAGATATCCAGTTCTGGAGTTACGATGATGGAACGCCATCTACACAGCAATACGCTAGTATTTTAGCAGAAGTATCCGATGCGTCGGCTGGCGCGGAGGGCGGTAAACTAAGTCTTAGAGTTGCAGAGCACGATGGAACTATTACCACAGGTTTGTTGCTGCAAGACGGTAACGCTGACGGTGAGATAGATGTCACTATTGGTGCGGGTGCGTCGTCACTCGTCACTTTGCCGGGTGATATTGATGTAGACGGTACTGCAAATCTAGATGTAGTTGATATCGATGGTTATGTGGATATTAATCCTGGCGGTTCTGCTGGGGCACCTGCTCTTAGAGTAGTTAGCTCAGATGCTGATCAAGTAGGATTCAAAGTAGAATCTACTAATACAACTGCACACGCGGTATCCATCAACTGCGACGATAGTTTAACTACGGGTAGCGCATTACATATCGACCATAACGACGCAGCGACAAGTGCCGTGACTCCTAAAACAGTACACTTTGACTTTGATAAAGACGGAGTCACTGGGGACGGGGTAACATCAGCGTACACTTTAGTGGATCTTGATATGACTGATGGCGCTACTAATCACGCCAATGCTACTGTCCAGATGGTCGGCTTAGATCTGGATATCATATCAACAAATGCTCAAGGTGCTCTTAATAACTACGGACTACTTGTTAATGTGTCTGGCGGTGATATCAATATGGCCGCACAACTCACCGGAGATACTGCAAATCAAACAGCAGTTCACATACATAACGATGGTAATAATGCCAATCGGTACGGATTATCTATTTCAGCCGGTGTCGATACTATTAGTGGTAACGGTGAAATAGCATGGTTAATTTTTCAAGACGGTAATGGGGATACCATATCTACTGTAGTCAATAGCACTGCCAGTCCTTATGCTACTTTTGCCGCACCTTCTGACGAACGTCTCAAGCAAGACATCGCACCAACTAAAGTTATTGGTTTGGATGTTATTAATAAGCTTAAGATGTCCGAGTTCCGTTGGAAAAAAGACGGTGATGAAGGTCGATTGGAAGAGATTGGATTTATCGCACAAAATTGTGAGGTAGCATACCCAGGAATGGTTGGTGAAAAGGAAGGTTTGTATGGGGACTATGATTTCCCTGTAAAAGATGTGGCACCAGCTACACTAATTCCTGTTATGGTAAAGGCAATTCAAGAGTTGAGCGATAATAATAAAGCTTTGCTAAATAGGATTGAAGAGTTAGAAAGTAAACTATCCTGAGGGGGCCTCTATTGGAGGGTGGTATTTTGGACGCAGTTAAGAAACATTGGTACTTAGTTCTTGCAGTAGTAGGTGCGCTCTCTTGGTTTACTAGTCAGGTGGTGGGAGCATCTGCCACCATGGCCGATATAAACGACTCTATACAGCGCAATCAAGAAAAGATAGTTGACTTAGAAGAAGATGTTGAGAAGCACGAAGAAGGTATTGGCCACCCTCAAGTTAACGAGAGACTAATTCGTGTAGAGACGGAATTGATACATATAAATAGATCGCAATTGGAAAGCTTTCAGGATATAAAATTACAATTAAATACAATGCAGGAAGATATAAAAGAAATTACCAGGAACCCATAATAGTTAGTAACGGAGAAACGTCGTGGCAATTACCTCACATGGTGCTACAACCAAAGTAGAGAAGGGAAGATTCGCGTTTCTCCCTGTGATACTCGGGGCTGAGAACGTAGATAATAGTGGTGCCACAGCACCTTCAACGATCACTGTTAAGTATAGAAAGCAGAATTCACTGTCGTTTTTATCCAAAACACTTAACAACACTACTAGCACAACGTCAGCGGCGGCTTCAGCCAGCGATACTACTGTTAAATTAGTAGACTCTAGTTCTTTTCCACCTTTTGGTAAGGCTTATGTAGAGAATGAGCTTGTGGAGTACACTGCTAATAATGTCTCTACTGGCACTCTTACACTATCCTCTGGCCTCAGTGGTAATCACAATTCTGGTGTAACAGTCACTCGAATTGATTGGTTGAACCTTAGTAGTGATATTGCTAGTGCTGGTTCTACCGAGGGATATTACCTTATTCTTTTTACGAACACTGAGTTAAGTGCGTTAGGTACTTTTACTTACTCAGTTGTTTTTGATACTGGCACGGATGAGATTGTAGTCCGTACAGTGGATGTTGTAGCTGCATCTGGTGTGGATACTGAGTCAGCGCCTTCTGTGTCTACCTGCATCCTTAAAGATCATGTTATTAATCTGGATGGAACCGCTGCTCAAAATGTCGTTGTATATGCTCGATTGTTAGCTTTACCTACGCTATCTGGTAGTGCTGGTATAATTGACCAGGTAGTGTCTGCAAAGACAGACGCAAACGGTTTTTTCCAACTTTCTGTTCCGCAGGAAGCGACATTAGATGTTACCATACCTGCAATAGGATATCGTCGAACCATAAAGGTTCCTTCTGCAACCCTTCAAAACTTGTTTGAGATTACTTAATGGCTGTTACTGCTGTCACATCCGTCGCTGTAGACCAGGACGAATATAGTAAGTTTGAAGAAGATCGAGCCGTGATCGAAGCGGAGATTTTTGTTTCTGGAACTGTGGAAGTCGCTGACGGCACTACAAATACGAACAGTAAAATTACAGTCGAGATTGTAAAAGCTAGACGCGCAAGGAGTGTAGTTGTACTTACCAAAACAGTTGATTTGGCTACTTATTTTAGCCTTAGTGATGGTGGGACGATTCCTAGCACAACTCCAGTTTACGTAAACTTAGACACTCGTGATGCTGTTGGATCTACAGACTCTATTAACCTTATTCGTCGTGGAAAGTACTTTATACGTGCTTATAAGGCCGGTAGCTATGAGGCTACTGATGCCTTTTTAAATGGTCCGTTGTGTGGGAAGTCTGATGACTTTCACATCAGTATTATTACTGTTAATCGTATGCGTAGAGATTGGCTTTTTGGCTTAGACCTTCAAGCTTCAGATATGCGAACGTTTAAGTACAACCCAAGATCTATTACGGGCGTAAAGTTATTAGAGGTGAGTCGCAATCATAAATTAGCGATGTTCCCTATAAAGTACACTGTTGACCCTAGTGGTAATAAATTTTTGTCTTGGGACAACGGTCGTATGGTGCCTATTAGTACGAATCATAAAGAGTACCTTCTACCGGCTTCTGGACCTTCATCAGAGTATATAACGGTAAAGGTAGATCATAATAGGCTACCTACTAGTAGTGTATCTGAAGAACTTTTTATTGAAGAGGATAGATTAGACGATACGTCTATCCGAAGGTATGTGAACGACTCTGTTGATCACGTAGAGAATACTCTTCTTCAAGTGTTTTTAGAGCCTACTCAGATTGTAACGGACATCGATGCATCTAAGCTCACATACACTGGTGACGGCGGCACTATCGTGATCAATGAGGACTACGACTTTATCAAGAGTCCTGTGAGTTTTTATCCTAGAATTCCTGGAGAGTGGATTTCTATACAGTTTCCGTTTCCAAGTCTTTTGAAGGTTGACCAGTTGTACGGCGCTGTGGCTAACACAAGAGTTGTGCATGTTAACTACGAGTGGATAGAGATATCTGAACCTAGTGGGTTTACTCAATTAGTACCGTTTAATACAGAGTTAGCTTTTGATTTTGTAGGACTTATTTGGGTTGAGTCTCTTAGGAGCGCCACTCCGATACCCAACTTTTGGCACTACAACCTTGTAGCCGGTTTGAGGGAGTGCCCAGGCGACGTTATTGAGTTGATTGGTCGCCATGCCGCTATTCCTATATTGGCTGCTGCCGGTGCTGCGTTTAGGGGTGGGTACAGTTCGCAGTCTATATCTAGAGACGGTGTTTCCGAGAGTGTTTCTTATACTTCGTCTGCTATTTACGGAATTTATAGTGCTAGTATTGAGGACTATAGAAACTGGATACGAGAAAATTTGCCTGCGCTTAGAAACCGCTACCGTGGGCCACAGCCAATAATCATGTGATATGTCAGATAAACCATTTTCCAGACGTACAAATTCCCAAACTGGTCTTGGAATAGATTTTTCTGATAATCATAAATTCCAAGACGGGTTAATTGCTAATCGAGGACAAGTTCTTGTTCACGAAATGGGTGTATCTTGTACCTGTAGATCTGGAGATAGATCTGAGCCTGTTGTGGGCGGTAGTGGTAAATTTAATTGTGGTAAGTGCGAGAACGGTATTATGTATCGTAATCCACGACAGATCATGGGCTTGATTAGTGGTATCGGATATCAAAGGCAATTACTAGAAACCGGGTTTGCGAATCCTGGTGATTGTGTATTGTCTGTATCTCCAAATTTAGATGCTCCACCTGCTGATTTTGATAAGATTACGTTTACCTGGCCAGAAAATATAAACGACGGTCAGGTTATTATCCGAGGGGCAGAGGGGGAGAACCCCCATGTGTCATTAAAGGCAAATGAGGATAGACTTCATTATAAAGGTGCTAAGTCACTTCACGTAGAGGATGAAGACGGAGTTATTTACTATGAAAACTCTGACTTTTATTTTGAAGGTAGAAAGATAGTTTGGATTAATGCTCCAGAGAAAAACAAGAGATACGCTATAAAGTACATGGCGTATTTAGAATGGATTGTGTTCAACTCTCCGATGTCTAGAAGGGACAAAGATGGTTCTCTAGGGTATAGAGTTATATTGCGGAAGAAGCACATTGTTAATCTCAAGGACCCAATAGAAGAAGAGTTGTTAGAGAAGGCATCATTCCAATCAAGAGTGAGGGCATAAGATGGCTGATACAAGTGTTAAATTTTTTACTGATGATCAGGTTAGACGTTTTGTTGTCATTGACACTGATGGATTCAGAAAGAAAGCAGAGGCTCTTGCTGTAGGTTTTTCTGCAGCAGCCTTAAGCTATTGGGCAGATTTAGCCAGAAGCACGTTTAGCCCTAGCACCGCACAAAGGTATATTGAGAGTTTATTTTGGAATCCTCAAAACCCTGAGAAGATACAGATGTCTGTTATGGCCGATACTCTAGCAGATCTGTTAGAGGGTGGTCAGGATGAGAGGGACCTCACTGAGATATTTTTAAAGTCCTCCAAGCTTACATCAAAAGGTAAAAGATATAGAATTATACCAATTGATTATCAAAAACAAGATCCGTACTTGGGAATACAGAGAGAGACACTCGGTATGGATGTAGAAGAGGTCATTGGTTTAATTAAGAGTAAAGGTGCTGTAAAAGCTAAGTCTGTATTTATCTCTAAGATGAATCAGTTTGAAAAGGCTGGAGTGCCATCTAAAGGCTTTGAGCGAGCTAACCCACTGTCTGCAGCAGAGAAAGCGGTGGGTAAAGAGACCATGAAGTTTAGGACTATTACTCCAGAGTCAACTTGGAGACATCCGGGCATACGCGCAGCTTTACTGTCTAACCAAGTGGCTGAGTGGATGCGTTTAAATAGAACTAGATTTTCAAATGAGTTATTTGGAGAGCAATGAGTTTAATACCTGAAATAATCATTCAGCGTGTGCTGGTGAATGGGATTAGGGAGCTACGGAATAATCCGTGGAAGTCTGATCAATTATTCAGGAACGTCCCTCAGGACTTTGCTCAAAACTTTCAGCAGATGCTTGTAAGTACATCCATTGATGTCACTGTAAACTATCCGAGAGAAGACAGTCAGTTCCCTTGTGTTGCGATATTGTTGCGTGGAGAAGAGGAAAACAACATTCTTTTAGGGGACTTGTTGGGTGGTGGTCTTACAGAAGATCAGGGTCTGTTCCAAAACTCAAGTCAGTTTTTCTATACACCAGACGAGTCTTCTGAGTCCTCTGCTTTAGATGCCGATGATTTAATCGGTGAGCCTAGACGGATATTTGATTCGACAGACAATGTTTACAAAGAGCGTAGAGGTTCCGGGTACGTGAGTAGCTACATGCTACAGATTATGGCCGATAATCAAGACTTCACGTTATTCCTATATCACGCAGTTAGACAGATTATCATGTCTAATATAAAGACTTTTGAGCGTAACGGCATATTTGAGTTGAGACTTAGTGGTACAGATTTCTTACCGCAACCTGCACACCAACCCTCTTTTATATTTATGAGAGGGCTTACGCTCAACTTTACTTACTTTGCGGAACACTTCACTGTATTTGATAATACAGATCCGAATGAGCCTAAAGTTGCCAAGTCTTTTGTTATTGATATGGAGTTGAGTGACCAGCTTGGTACGGATCCTGGTGAAGGGACAATAGCAGCGATGCAATCGCCTCACATAGAAAGTGTTAAACTAAGTGGAGACTCCGCTGTTTATGGGACTTCTATTTCTGGCGCAGCAGGAAGTACTCTTACTGGAAACAAGATAAAAGGTATTAATTTACACGCAGGATTTTCTTTATCTATATTTGATCCTGTTACGCTATCTGCGTCGGATGTTACTCTATCTAATATAAAATTGTTAGACAGTGTAAAAACTACCGTTTTTATATCAGATAATTCTGGACAGTCAATTTCCACTAATCTAGAATACCAGGCAAGATCTACAGATACTATACCTTCAGGACTATTAGAGGGAATGGTTTTACGCGTGACTGGCCCTAAAACTCATAGTGCTTTTAATGAGCATCGTAGAATTGTTAGCTTTACTTCTGGTTCTGGAGGGTCTATTACAGTAGCTAACGAATTTTCATCCAGTTTATCTGGAGCTTTTATAGAAGTTTTTAAACAGGAGACCGAAGTTTCATTTGATGCCGCGATTGCCTCTGATGCAGCTACTGGGTCCCGAAATATAAAAATTACTAACTCAGACTTGAAGTCAGATACGCTAGTTAGCGGATTTACTGTGACTTCTTAACCGAAAAACTAACTGAAGATTACTCAAGATGGCAAAAAAATCCGCAAAAAGTAAAGTAGTAGTAAAAAAAGAAGAAGAACCTAAAATAATTAATAAGGGTTTTGCTAAACCTGTGGTACTTATTAATGCGAGAGATTACTTACTAAGTGTAGGTACTCGACCTAGCCGAATTGAACCTCGTGTTGAGTGGGCTAGAGGCCAGGGGTTTACTGTTTTGACTGCTGCTGAGTGGGAAAACCTGTTCTTGAAATACTAGGGAGACGTTAAGTGGCTAAATTCATTACATTCAATGGCGTAACGCTCTATCACCCAGGCGGTCTTACTAAGATTGATGCCGCTGGGCTTGCACAGGTGGGTAGTGGAGTATCTGGTATTGTTGGTGTTATTGGTGAGGCTGATGCTGGCCAACCTTGTACTGCAGCAGACCCAAAGGTTTACGAGTTTACAGATCCATCGGCTGCGATTGAAGTGTTTAAGACAGGACCTATGGCAGACGCTATAGATTTCTTGTTTAACCCGTCAAACGATGTCCGTATTCCTGGGGGCGCTCAAAAAGTAATTTGTGTTAAAACAAACGCAAGTACTCAAAGTAGTGTAACTTTGCCTCTCGCAAATGATAACTCAAAGAATGCCATTACAGTTCAGTCTGTTGATTACGGTGTAAACACTGCAGGAATTCAGGTAAAAGTAAGCCAGAATGCTACAGATGACGACAAGTTTGATGCTACGGTTAACGATACTGTTAACGGAGTAGTTGAATCGTTTACCTCTCTTGGTGGTAAAGCGTTAATGAACGTTAAGTACCAAGGACCATCCGATCCTGTTGTAGTAGAAACATTAACCGCCACAGATACTGATAATACCATTCTTACGGCAAGTGCGGGAATTGGTAACGCTAAGGCTGGTCAATGGGTTAGGATTAAGTCCGGTGCCCAATCAGACGTGAATGGTCAGATTCGAAGAATCACCAGTGTGGATGCTGGTGAAAATAGAATTTTTGTTGAGCCTGCCTTTTGTGACGCTAGTGGCGCACAAGTAGGTCCTTCACAGAACTGTATATTTGAGGTAATTCGAACAGTCATTGGTCCATTTTATGTAGAATCTGGACCAGATGTTAGTAGCTTTACACTTAAATCTTTACCTAGTGCTGCGGCTCATGCTTCCGCATGGGCTGAAGGTGACCCAATTATAGCCATTAACGATGCTGCTGAATCCCTTTATGGGTCAGCTACAAACGGTCCTAATTATGTAAAGGTTGTTAGTGGTACTGGAGCAGGTCAAATAAGAAGAATTTCAAGCGTTAATGGGAATAATGACGTAACGGTTGACATAACTGTTAATGTTACACCAGCTTTCGACACGAAGTTAGATACGACATCGCGCATTAGCTTTATTAATGCCGTACATGACGCAACCAGTGTTGCGTCTGGTCACGGAGCCTTTGGAGTTATTGAGGGGGCAAATGGCGCTGCTAGTAAGTTAATACTAAGTTTTAGACCGGGTGCTGGTGAAGATGACGGTTCGGGAACTGCTGTTGCTCTTGGTGGTGCTGGTACAGGTTATGTAGCTTACGAATTTTCTCTTGGAAGCGCCGCTACAGTAAGCTCTGTAGTGAATAGTATCAATTCAAGTAGTGGTAATAGTAACTCTCTAAACGCTACTGCAGCCACTGCACATAGTGCAGGAGCTTGGTCTGCACAGGTTGGTCCTGGTAGGTCTGGATTACTCACTACAGATCGCTTTGACTTCATGCTCAACGGCGGAACTGACCAAACCACAGATCTTACGAATGGTGGTGTAGCTTCAGACGATTCAGACAAAGTTGATTTGCTTTGCGACTTCAATCAACAGTTCTCAAAAACGTTTGGTGTTTCTAGTGCTAATTCCGTAAAGAAGCATCGATTCTTGGACAACCTGGCGCAGTTAGAAGATGCATTAGACAACCAAAGTCTTATCGTAAACGCTACTCGATCTACTTCCGGCACTGGAGATGGTGCTGGGATGCCTAAGTTCAACCCAACGTTCGCAGAGAGCCTTTCAGGCGGTGCGAAGGGAGCAAGCTCTGCTTCTACAGTTGAGTTAGCTTTTGAGCAGTTAATCAAGAAGCGTCACAACACTGCAGTCGCCCTATTTAGTAGTGACTATAGTAGTGGTGGAAACACGTTTACGATTGATTTTGTCCATAGCCAGTTGAAAAGCCACGCTAACAACGGCGCTGGAGCACATCGGAACGAAGTGGACTGTATCGCAGCATACGATGCTTCTGTGGCTGCATCTACAGCGTTAGTGGATACCATTGCTAAGGCTAACGGTATCAACAACAGAAACGTTGGTCTTGTGTATCAAAAGATTCAGCGACCTGCATTGGACGGAAGCAACAAGGTGTTTGGTCCAGAGATGCTTGCCTGTGCTCTTGCCGGTATGCAAGCTGGAGCCACAGTCGGTGAGCCTCTGACATTCAAGTTTGTTAATGCTTTGGACATCGTTAGCCCTGTGAATGCAGATCCTCAAGACAAAAACGATTCTGATCAACTGCTCCAGAACTCAGTTCTGTTCTGTGAGAAGGTGCAGGGTCAAGGGTTCCGAGTGGTTAGAAACTACTCGACATACGCTCAAGACGATAATTTAGCGTTCACAGAGCGCCATGTTAACGCTGAGTTGAACTACATGGCTTATGACCTGAGAACTTTTATTGAAGATCGCTTCACAGGTCTTAAGGCAACCCCAGCTACTGTTGCGAATATCAAGAGTGCTGTTGTCTCCAAGTTGGAGGTCTACAAGCGTGACCTTGAGATTATCGTAGATAGTAACGATCCAGTTACCGGTGCGGTACTAAACGCATACCGGAATTTAAAAGTTACCATTTCGGGTGATATAGCTACAATTCGCTTTGAGATATTCCCGACAATTGGTATTAATTACTTCAAGTTTGATATTGTTGCACAACTACCAACAATTAGCGCATAAGGAGAGCCACGATGGCAGCTATTACATCACTCAGTGACGCGGCACAAACCGAATTCATTAAGCTACGTCATAAATACTTGAATGGCTCCGGTGAGCTTATCCAAGCAGGTACTAAAATATTACAGTCAGGAACTTTTCCAGACGTGCTCAGTACTTCAGTTATGGGGAAAGGTTTTCTTCAGGAAGCTAGTTTAACTGGTGCTAGGGAGCTTGTACTCCAGTCTGCGTCTGAAGCTGCACAGTTTAAAGTTGGAGACACACTACACTGCTTTACCACTGCTGGTGCTGCTGAATTTACAGCAGTGCTTGTTGAGGGTGTAAAAGGGCAGAAGGTTCTTGTTGAAGCAACAAGCGGGGCTGCTTCTGCTGGCTCTATCTGCGTTAAGTTTGCTGACGGACAAGTTGGCGGTCAGGCATCTGGAGATTCTGCTGGAATTGCTTATGTTGGTGCTGGGGATGTGGCTGCTTTCCTGCAAGCGATTCAAGATAACATTACTAATGTGATGTATACTGGTGATATCGATATCGACGCTACTGCTTCTGCTGATGATGGTATTTATTCTGTACTTCAAACATCCACTGACGTACCAACTACGGGTGGCGGATTGACACCTAACGCTGCCCTTTTGAACGGTGACTTGGTTACTTTCAAAACATCGCCAGCCGCTTTGGTAGGATGTACTGCCCGTATTATTAAACACACTACAGGAACTGCCGTAACGATAACAGTTGGGGATATTAGAGATTCCAATGGTACGTTTCTTGGAAATCAGTTTCCTGTAGCAACTTCTGCTGCCCATAGTGGTGGGGCGAGTGCCTCAGTGTCCCCAGATACTGATACTCAAGCAACACTTGCCTCTGGCAAGGCTGACAAGTACATTCGACAGCTTTCCGGTTCTACCTCCTACCCAACACCTGAGTTACAGGGCGGAGTGGAGAACTCAAATGACCCCGGAGCTTCAAATGTTCTCGTGACTGCGTTGTTTGAGATGTTACAACACTTCTCACCAACTGGTGGTGAGGGTGCTGGAGACCAGGAGCTTATCCCTGCAGATCTTGAAGAGAAACTCTTTGGATCTATGGTTAAAGGCAGCGTTTCGAACTTGGGCACTGCTCAAGGAAAGCGAGTTAGACTCGCCGCAGCCGCTGCGTCTGGAGACTCATCCCTCACCGTGGAAAAGGACAACTTAGTTAATGATGTTCCGTTTCCGTTAAGTGGTAGTGTGAGAGTCTTTAACAATCGTGGTCAAGGCAATACACAAGGTATTGATGGTGCTGGAGTAAGCGCAAATAAGACCTTTACTAGAACTAAAAGAAGCGACGTACTTTCTCTTGGATCAAATATTGGTATTACCTGTAAAGTCGGGGATATTGTAGAGTTGCTTCCAGCACACGGAATGATTAAGAAGCCAATCGCTTCTCAAATCTCCGGTGAAGACATGGTTACTATCATGATGGCTATGCGGAACTGCATAAAGACAATTCCTACTATCACTGTTGACTAGTAATTAACTAAAGGTCGAGGGTTATTTTCCTCCTAGAGTGCCCTGTAGCAAATTCAGTTCTTACGAATCTACTTCAGGCACTCAACCTTGACCATTTACCTTTCTAATGACAAAATTAATTTACTTTTTACCTGCATAGGAGTGTGCCGTGGCTAAAGAAATTTTTACTGGTGCGAGGGCCAGATTTTTCCTCGATGATGTACCTATTGGATATTGTGCTGGCGTTAGTGGCGAAGAGGCTATTGACTATGAACCAGTTGACACATTAGAGTTCTTACAAGTTCGAGAGCATGTTCCTGTAGCGTATCGTGCTTCGATGAGTGCTGCGTTCTTCCGTCTTATTGGATCTTCTTTGAAGGAGTATGCTGGTAAGGATGAAGATGCGGGTGGGAAAGAGATTTTCCCGAAGTTCAATAACATTCTTTTATCGGGTGCCATGACTGCTGCGATTATCGAAACAAAAAGTGATAGTCCCAGGGTCATTGCTCAGTTTCAGGATGTTCGGGCTGCGAGTAAGACGTTTGATGTTTCTTCTCGTGGAATTGTTACGGAGAACTGTTCTTTCGTTGCAATCAACATGTTCGACGAGTCTGAAATTGATATTTAAAAAATAATTATATTGGGAGATACATAATGAATCAGCTTACAAAGACCTTTCATATAGATGTTGTTTCGAAAGTAGACAACCGCAGATACCAAGGGTCATTTACTACTAAAAAGCTCACCATGGGCGATCTATCTAAGATGGGTATGCTTAAAGCAAGATTGGGCGGTGGCTTCAACTATGACCCTTCAACAGGTCAAGGTCTTGATGCTGCCACCAATCTCCTTAACGAGATGATTGTTCATTGTAATGTTGCTTTGGTACAGAAGCCTGACTGGTTTGATCCTGAGAACATGAGTGACGTGAACGTGCTTCAGCAAGTTTACGAGGAGGTGGCTTCTTTTGAGGCCAACTTTCACGCAGCAGAACCCCAAGTTGGAGGGGAAGGATCTTCTGGAGGCGGCGAAGACCCAGGCAGCATTGAACTTGAAGGGTCACGGAGATCCGCTGACGCGCATCAGGATTTGGTGGACAAAAAAGTACCAAAGATCTCCCAACTCTGAGGAGTTTAAGAGTTATACGTTCTTTCAGCTTCTGACTGAATTCTTTGAAGATTACTTCGAAGAGAAGCCTGAAGCTATGAAGGGGTTAGATCTCCCAGCTAGTCAATTTGGCGATGATGTCATTGATAAGTGGGAGCGTGAGGTTGAACAGGGGCTTACCCCAGACCTGCTTGAGGATCTCACTCCTGAGCAGGGAAGACACTTACGTTCGTGGAGTCGTCGAGTTGGAAAGCTCAAGAGAGATCGAGGCGGCATAGGATATAGTCCTCCTAAGTCAGAGAGTGTTGGCGAAGAAGTATATAGGGAAGAGTTCTAATGGCAGATGATTCAAAGAGACTAGTAGAACTAAATACCCAACTAGCTGACCTCGCTGATAAGTCGTCACAGTTAGAGAAAGAACTACAAAAAATAAAGATGGCGGGGCAGGGTATCGGCACAACCCTACCTCACAACTTTAGAAAAGCTTCTGCTGCTGTAGATCAACTCTCTGCAAAAATAAAGCAATTGGAAACCGCGCAGAATCGTCTTGCAACTTCGGGAGGGGCTGTCGGCGCTGCCCGAATTAGTGCGGCGCACTCAACCTTGACAGGATTAGGTCGCGGTGGAGGCGGATACGGAAGTAGTGGTGGGTTTATGCCATTCCCCCAAAACCCGTTTCCTGGGAGAATGGATGAAATCCCACGAGGAGGTGGAGGAGGTTCCGGTGGCAATCTGCTAACAAGACTCATGGCAAAGATTCTTGAGATGGCAGGATCGGCTGCGAAAAGAGCTATTGGAGGCTCTATGGGTGCTGCTTACCAATCTAGTATTATGGCCATACGAAATAGGCAAAGCTTTGAAGAGCAGACAAGATTTCTTCGTGCTGGAAGTTTAGAGCAGGGGATAGGGTCTCTTGGTAATTTAATAGATAGTGAGACCGGCAACCTAGTCGCATACCATGGATATAACGCTAGAGAGTCTGCAGCACACAGGATTCAATTACTTCGCGCTGCTGGGGGTATGAGTGAAGAGTTGTCTCCTATGGTTGGTACAGAAAAAGCTTTTCAGGCGATGAGTAATCGTTTGAGGAATCCTGTACAAAATTTAATTGGGGCTGCTGGTGTTCTTGCAGGTGGCGGTTTTGAGGCAGAAGACTCAATAAAAGTTCTTCAAAGAATACAAACGACTTTAGAGAACATTGAAGGTATTAACAGTCAAACTCCAGAGTATCTTAGAACGTCATCTATTTATTTAGATTCTCTTCAGCAATTAGCTCAACAACAGTTAGCAGTGTCTGGAGCTTTAAGTCAGGCTCAAATGGGGGCTTTTCAAGGTGTTGTGAGTAAATTAAGTACTGACGCTGGATTTGATCCAACACAAGCCTCTGCCATAGCTAATATTATGCAGCAGAGAACGATATCTCCTGGCGGTGGCGCTGCTGGTGAGATATTCCAGATGCAAGCGTTTGGTTTCGCAAACGCAAACATAGGTGCTTTTAAAAAAACTGCTCAAGCAAGGGGTATAGATCCAGCCATATTTAAACGACGAGGTCTTTTTGAGTATAGGGACTTTATGGAGAATGCAACTCTGGCTCAAAAAGCACAGGCTTACATGGTGGGTCTTGAGACGAAATTTGGTAATCGGCCTGACGCTATGGCGTACATACTTGGTACGTCACTTATGCCAGAGCTTGGTCAGACAAGAGCGCGTGAGTTGGTGGGGATGTACCAACGCGGCGGTTTGAGTACCGCACAAATAGAACAGTACATGAAAGAATCACCTGCTGGAGCTACTGAGTCTGCTCTGGACGTAGCGAAATCAGGTACTACTGAACAGACAGCTACTTTTATGAAGTTTAAAAATGTTCATGACGCATATGCAGATACGATACTTGAATTTGGTGGAAAAGGTGGTTTAGAGAGTCTTAACTCTATAAATCAAGCATTAAGAGACTTTCAAATTACGCTTGCAAGTGTGGCTTCAAATATAGGGAATATAGAACTTATAAAAGAATTACTTGCAGCGGCGGCAGGTTTGTCGGGTAAGGCAGGTGCTTTCGCCAACACTAGCCCTAGAGAGGTAGTTGTTCCTCCAGAGGTTAGAACAAATAATACTACCCCTTAGTAAAAACACTGGAATTTAAAGACTGATGGATCAATCTAGAGCAAAATACGGTTTTAAAAGCGCAAGCAGGACAACTGCGACTGTTCTGATTGATACGCACGACCGTGGTAAAGACTTTGGAAGTCAACGCCTAGATATATCTGAATACATCACTCAGTTGACAATAGATTCGCATATAGCAGGAGGCGGTGCTGCTAACATAACAATGCCTGGTATAGATTATTTTGAAGACATTATAGCCGCAGGTGATTTGGTAAATATCTACTTAGATACGCACAGAGGCGACGACAACATCTACAACCGTGGAAACGTAAGGGTGTTTTTTGGCTACGTAGATGCAGTATCAAAATCGGTTAGTGTTAGTGGTGACGGTACTAAGTCTACTATGTACACAATACTGTGTCAGGACTTTGCGAAGGCAATCAGGTCTACTGAAGTTTATAATAATCCTTTCTTGTCTATTCAAAGAGGGGATGGGTCAAATGACATAGTAAGAGAAGAGCTATCTGACAACCTTGGAGGTTTAGCGTTACACGCTTTAGGTATTCCGTATGAAGGGACCCCCAGAGAAGTCGTACTACAAGGTTTGATGCGGTGTTTAGGTACCGGGGGACAGTGTATACTCCCGCAACATTATTCAGAGGGACTGCCAGGATCTCAATACAATGTAAACTTTGAGGCACCAAAAGACCCACTATCTGAACAAATACAATCAATAAAACTAGGGATTGCAACATCTCCTACAGTAGCTGAGCTTGAGAAACTTAAGGATTCGTTCTCAGATTTAGTAGGTGTGATTGATGAGTTTGATGAGTTTACAAAGTCGCTCGACGGAGTTACTGACAAGAAAGATTTGTTAAAAATTATAAAATCTAAAGAGACGCCAAAAATTATAAATTTTGACGCAAAACTTGTGCTTCAAAACAAAAAAGTAAAAGTCCCTTACAGGTCTTACTTAAGTAATACGTTTTTTCAAATTGGACCTGGTATAGGTCAAAAAGGAAACGACGATAAAATTACTTATGGACCTATAGATAATAAAATTAAACCTTTCATTGAAAAGACAATTACTAAGGTTGCTTTCGAGGCACAACAAAGTTCTGGTAAATTCAGACTTTCTCCGATGGTAAATCATCTTGCAGATCCAGCCGTAAATGAAGATGTGGTACAGCATGCCCTCACAATATTTAACATCTTGTGTTTAGATTATATGGAGGATGTTGACGGGTATTGGGGTGATTGGCGGTGGATGCGGTACCAAGGAAACTTGATGGGGGCACTATTGGACGGTGCCAACACGATGATAAACGAGTTGTTTTTTGATCTGAGGCCGATGCCTGTGTTCGACAACAACCTCTCTAAAGACGGGTTAGGAGTAAAAACAAACGGAGCCATTGCGATGGTCCCAGCGGTTATTCTTAGGGAAAAACCCTTTACAAACTATCCGCACCCTACGAAAGGGATATCTAATGCTGATGGGAAGTCTTCTATACGAATTGGCGCTCTTTTAGATGAAAAAGATGTTTCGACTGGACTGGAGAAAATACCTTCAGAACCAATAACAAACGATACAAAACCGTATAAACACAAAATATCCCAGACAGATCAATTATTTGTGTCAACTACATCCCCACAAGGAACAACCAGCACGTTTGACGCTTCTCAAAGAGGTGCTGTTGAAAGCATTCTTAAAAAATCTTTAGATAAATCTGTGGTGGATAATATTGAAGAAATAGATGTTCCATACCTTAGCACTTACGACCCAGAACTTCATAAACTTGCAAATTCTGGGAAGTTTGCAGTTTTAAGTGAGGTAGATGGTGGGTTGGACGCGTTTAAAAAATTTGAAGGCGATGAGTTTTTTCAGAATCTTCCAAGTCAAGAACTGCCTACTGAAGACTTTGAAAAACTTTTAGAAATACAACAAATACTTTCAGAGTTGTCTGTTTCAGAGAAATCTTACCTAAAAGCGTTAATCGCTAATGACGGTGAGATAAAAAAATCTTTGGTTATTGGTGGAAAGCTAGACCAACAAATAGTAGGAAAACAATTTGGAACGATATTGTCTCTCCCCAGACCCGTGTTTAGATCTCCAGACGGAACTAGAATAACGCAAGAAAAGAAAATAGCTGTTACGCAGAGAGTAATAGGGACTATAGCCACAGATGCATCTGGTAATGATGCATCATTCAAAGCGTTTTCCACCACCGACCCCACAGGGGTGTCTGAGTTAGATGGGTATTTTGAATCGCACAATACTGGCGACAACAAGACCCCAAATGCAAATCCGCTTCTTGCCCCAGGCTCAGATTTAGGTTCTGTTAAAAAAACATTGTCAGAAGCGCAATCCGAGAGATGGCACTGTCTAGATTTTATGACCATCTATCCACATGATGTGATGGTTGAGACACACAATAGGGGAGATAATAATTTAGCAAATACTATTGAACTCACTGGGAGTTTAACCGTACCAACACCAGAGGCGCAAAGATTCACACTAAATAACATTATTCCTGTAATGACTCCTGTATCTATTCACAGGTTTGGTATACGAGTAAACGCTGTTCAGACAAAATTTATGGACATTTTGAACATGGGCGGCGGGTCTGCTGCTGCAGGCGATAAAGAATACGATTGGCACAGTGGGTTGTTGATTCGTTGGAATGTCTTGTTAGATATGTGGAGCCAACACAACCACGAATATGTATCAGCGTCTATGACCGTTAGAGGTATGCCAGGTTTGCGCGTTGGATATAGGATAGATAGGCCAGATTTAAATCTATCTTTTTACGTAGATAGAGTGTCACATACCTGGTCGTACCCAGGGCTGTTAACCACTCAAGTATCTGCAACCCGTGGACAACCTATAAAAGGTGTTACTCAAAGTATTGATATGGATGGTAACGTAAAGAAAGTATCAAAAGTACTTCCTTATTACCCACCAGAACCTAACGTAGTAGCGGGTAAACAACAGAGACAGAAGTTAGGTAAGATATTTAGAGTAGGAGAGACGGAGAAAGGAAAGCGTAAAGCTCCTCCAGGTACGTATACAGGTAATTCATTATACACAAAAGTTAGAGGTAGAGACGATGCAGTTGAAGAATTTCCAGTGCCAATCCAAGGCGACTCTGGCGATAATCAGCTTCCAGAATAAGGAACTAGTTAATGGCTGATAATTCACAATTCTTTCCTCGTGGAGGGGTAGACCAAAACGGTAGGCAAAAGCCTAGCGAAGACCCGTCTTACATGCACAGAACGCAAGCTAAGATGCGTGATGTGAATTGGCCTGTTTTGGGAATAATCACCAGAGTGCATTTTGCAGACGCTAAAAGTAATAAATCACAAGGTGCTCAAACAGCAGAGTCCGGGTCAAGCGATAAAGCTATTTTAGATGGTGGGTATTTAAAATCCTTAGCAGAGGGGACTAACAATAAAGGTCATCGCCTTGAGTGTGACGTGTTGGTTGTTCGAGGTCTTGAAGGTTTTACAGACACTCCGATATTTAGAAACGTCCCTCTTTGTAGCGGATTTGGTGGTGTAGAGGACTTTAGTATGGTTGTTCCTAAAGCCAGGGACAACACATCTGCTCAATACGAACACGGAAAAGGTAACGGTGATTACTGTATCATACAGTTTATTGGGGGAAACATAGGAAGTCCGATTATTACTGCTTTCTATCCCAACCCTGTGAACACAGAAGACCCACCTCGTGTCATTGACGGTAAAACTGCAAGTTTTAGATTCAATGGAGTTAAATTTTACATCGATGACGACGGAAACTTCTACATGGACAGTAGAAGTGCAGGTCAGCACGTATCTGTTGGACCTAAGTCCGGTAAGGTCACTAGAAGTAAAACAATAGGTGCTGACGGTAAAATAAATGTTTCCACTAAAAGCGATATTGTTATCTCAGCGGGAGTTCCAGACGCTCCAGGCCAAGAGAACGCTTTGCCAAAAGGTAAGGCTACGTTTGCAGCATCCAAAGAAGTGAACATTGTTTCGTCAAAAGACGACGTAAAGATACAAGCGCCGTATAAAAACCTTAAAAAGGCTGCTCGACAATACGATAGTGTGAAAGTAAACGGTGGGGAGCTTTTTGAGTATATTTTGAAACTAAAACAAATGTTATTTTTTATGACCGCAAACATAGAACAAGCCTCTAAGGCGCTTGAGGCCAAAGGACAATTCGATGTCTCGATGCCTTTGTTTATGGCGTCCACTGTCATGAAAGAGTTTTTGAAGCAAGATTTGCCTAAGTCTGCTACGGGTCATATTACTGGCGGCAGTAACGTTTGTTATATAGGTAGTGCTAGTTTTTCTGCTTTAGATATAGGTAACGCTGCGTTGGGTTTTAGTGACGAAGATTTAAAAGCTATACAGGAAGAGTGTGCTCTTGATTCTGCTCAGGATGCACTTTCAAATTTATCTTCAATAAATTCAGGCTTTGAATCTGCACAAGGCCTGTCAGATTTGGGGGCCACTATAATACCCATAATAAAAGCTCTTGAAGATTTTCCAGTCTTTCCGCCCTTTTTGCCTCCTGGGACAACTAAATCAGTTCAAGATGCATTAGCAAAAGCTGTGGAAGTGATAGCTGGCGGTGGTAGTGTAAACACTGGTAATTTAAGCGGTAAATCAAATAGTGCATCAGAGAGCGCCTCTGAATTTGTAGACGAAGATGGGAATCTTG